CGAGAGCAGCGTTAAATGGTGTTAGCCCTATGTATGACAGCATTCTTGCTAAGTCCATATACATAAGCTTAGCTTCAAGCTTTACTAACAGTCTCACATCGTGGATGTTATAGTCTACAAACTTGTCCCAATTGTCAATAGACAGTGTCGCAAGGTTAGTTTCTCCTATATCTACCTTGTTCTCTCCTAGTTCTATGTGAGCTATGTTATCTAGCTTATAACTGTCCTTCATCCCCGGACTGAAGGTTTTATACACATCGAGATAATCTAACATTGATACCCCCTCAACCACGTATTTCGATGTTTGCTTACCAAAATTACCGCGATACACTCGTTGATAAATTGGCTTCATAATTTCATCATGAACAGGTGAAAATAGGCGCGTAGTATCTTCTCCTAGTACATTTCTAACTCGGTTAATTACATATGGAATATCAAAAGTCTCACTAGCCCACCCTGATAAAATATCTGGACGTTCTTTACAATAAAAGTCTAAAAATTTTTGTAATAAGTCTGTTTCATTCTTGCAATGTACATATTTTACATCATCTGTTTTTGGTTTATATTTGTTAATTCCCCATGTAAAATACATTTTTTCTACAGTATCGTAGACTGTGATTACATTGACCATATGACTCGCTTCTTCCGGTTTTGGAAACTCATCCGGGGAATATGTTTCAATATCAAAGAACCATATTTTTAGTGGAAATTTACTAAAATTATCTGTTTCGTTTATTTGCCAAAATCTATCAACTAAAAATTGCTGGTACGGGGAAATATTTTCATAAATTTTATGATCATTAAGATCTTCAATTTTTCTTCTTCTATCTAGTTCACTGTTAGAAGCAATCCTGCGTAATTTTGTACCGTATAATGATATTGCATCTTGACGGTTTGAATTTGTCTCACAATAGAAATATGGCTGATATGGGCAATCAGTTTCAATTCTATTTCCCTCCTCATCCCATGTGTAGAGCCGCATTACACGCTGGTTTGGTATGTATGCTAAATTTCTATACACGCGCTTAGTATAATAGGAATTAAGAAAAAAATCAACTGATTTCGTTTTTTAGATTAATTAATTTTCGGCGTTTATCTCCATATGGAAATGAGTAAAGTTCAGTATAGAAATCAATATTATCTTCCATCCATTTATTCTTCATATAATCACGAGCCTTTTTAACTTCCTTAATATATTTTTTATAATCTTTAGTTAAGTATTCTATTTTATTTACTAAGTCATCCCCAGTTTTAAATTTATGAAATGCGGTTTCATATGTACATAAATCCTGACAAATACATGGTATTCCGAAAGCACAAGATTCAATAAATTTTAAATTACTCTTAGCTTTATTAAAAATACTATCTTCTAACGGTGCGTAAAAAAGAGTTGGATTAAAGCTATTAATATATTCTGGATAATCGACAAGATTTGTCCATGTCCAGTATTCAATTTTTTTTGTATGAACTAAATCTCTAAGAGATAGAGGAAATCCTCCTACAAAAACCCATGTAAATTTATCTACAGTTTTTCTTATTGTATCAATGATGTGATGGAAGTCGTCTCGTTGTCCGACTTTGTTATCAACGTCAAAATGCGCACCACTTCCGCAATAAACAATCCGAGGTTTGCTTTTATATTTTTGATAATTTTCACGTATAGTATTAAAATCAAAAAATCGGTCCATCCAGAATTTAGGAATAAAATTAGGTATTACTGTAACATTATTATTGCCTGTTTTTTCTCTATAATATTTTTGCATGAATTTATTTGTAACGGTAATTTCATCACACATTTGCATAATCTCCATGCTTGTTTTTCTGATATTTGGATCGTCGAAGGCAAATTTAAATTTATTATAATTAGGAATATCTTCCTTAAAAATTATATCGTCAATTTCATATATAATTTTAAAGTTAAGCTCCTTCGATAGTTCTTTTAACCATTTTATATAACTAAATTGAGCGTCTGTAGCTTGTCTTTGTATGCGAACTGTTTTGACTCCTCTATAAAAATTTTTATCTCCTATCATTACAGTACCTCCTTGCACGTTTACCCTGTTACCATAACAATTAAGTAGTAACTCAGGCCATATCATCCTCCAATGACCACAGCCAGAATAGTCGGCATAAAAATTTAGAGCGCGTGGTAAATCTGGCGCCTTATGACCAGTCTGGCTCGTCGCTGTTTGGGGTGGGATAGGTAGAGCATTTACGAGCGGATTGTTTATTGACACCGGTGAGAATGGTAATCGGTTTGTTGTATACTGAGACGGTGTAATCATTACAAAAATTTATATTAAATTGTTAGTTAAATCCACTCTATTAGTGATGCTATTTTTCTTTTCTAAAACTATAACGTCACCAGTGGCTGCTTTTACTGATTCCTTTCTATGTGAAATAATATATATACTTTCCTTATGTTGCTCAACTCGTTCTTTAATTATATTCAATATTAACTCTACTCCTTTTTCATCTAAAGAAGTATCTAGTAATTCATCAAATATTACCAAATTATACGCTATGTCTCCTTGTAGTCTCCTCATATCCATAAACGTAAACAGCATAGCGAGGTCTATACTTTTTCTTTCAGCACCAGAAAAGTTAAAATAAGAGCATTCTTGATTTTTTTCATTTACTATCTCTTCTTCAAAGTATTCATTAAACCTACAAATACAGTTGGCATCCATTTTTTGTAAATAATAGAGCAATCGATTATTTAGTACATCTAAAATCTTTTTTACTATAAAGGATTTAACACCTTCTTCTGATAAAATATATTTTACTATTTCTAATATTTCTAAATCTGAATATATATTATTTGACGATTCTTCTAATTCACTGACTTCTTTTATTTTTGTTTTTATTTTAAAATCTAAATCCTGTATCTCTACATTAGTTTCTTTTTTTTGTACTTCACATAATTCTTTTTTATTTGCTTTAAGATCCTTTGTAAGAGCATTAATATATGTTATTGTTAGTTTATTATTATTGTGTACAGTTTTAATATTAGAAATATATTCATTAAGTTGGTCTTCTGCTAATAAATTGTTATTTTTTAAGTCTAAAATACTTTTTTGCTGTTGATTAATACTTTCAATATCTTGATCACAGTTATTAATATCTTTTTCAATTTTATTTTTTTCTTTTTTTATGTGAGTTCTATCATGATTAGTAATTTGATGTAAACATGTAGGGCAAACATTTTCATCAGTACCTATGCTAATAAGTTGTTTGTTATAGAACTTTATTTCTGTTTGATGTTGAGTGATTTTAGTAGAATTGGAATCTAATTGCTTTTGTATTTCATTTAATTTAATTTTAATCTGTTGTAATTTATTTTTACTTTTATCATATAGATCTTTATTTATATCTTTTATTTTTTGTTTATTTTTCTCTATATCCTTATTAATAATTTCGACCCGCTCTTTAATTTTATTTTTTTGCTCGGCAATATTAGTTATAATTTTATTTTTTTGTTCTTCAAGAAGCTTATAGATATTACTTGCATGATCAAAATCTTTTGTAATATGTTCGTATTTTTTTTGTACCTCGTTATATTCTGATCTAGCTCTTAACAGCATATCAGAGAAGATTTCTAAATTTAAAATACCTTCGATAAACTTTCTTTTTTCTACTTTCTTTTGCGCCATAAATGGTAAAGTAGAATTAACAGACATTATTACGCAGTTCTGAAAGACTTCTGGAGAACTGTTAAGTATTAATTTTATTTTTTTGTTTGTATTAGGAATAGTACTCTCAGTAACATCAATATCATCAACAAATAAATAACACTTTGTTGGTTTTAATTTACGTACTATTCTATAGTTTTTAATTTTATTGTTTTCGTTTATTGAAAAATCTAAATCAACATATGTATTTTTTTTATTTATATAATTTACGATAAACTCTTTTGATAGTTCTCTTATTGTTTCTCCAAATATAGCAAAATGTATAGCATCAGCTATTGTAGACTTACCGACACCGTTTCTTCTATCTTCTTTATCTCTGTTTATACCGGTAATAATATTTAAACCGGTACGAAAATTAATTTCGATCGGTTTTTTCCCAATAGAAAGAAAATTACAAATTTTTACACATTTAAAATTTACGTATTTCATGTAAACTGATTATATAATTGTACTGTTTTCATTATTACCTTGTCTTTATTATCTATATCTAAAGAGTCAATGTATTCTATAATACATTGTTTTATATTTAAATCACCAAGTTCGTTTGTTAGTTCAATATTATCTCCTATGTTAAATTTATGTAAATAGTCTGTCGTTAGAGAGAATGGAGATTCAAAAGTTATAGATGCAATTATTTTATCAAGTAGATTTGTTTTAATATCCTTATCTATAACGATTTTTATAGCGAGATTCGACCATCCTTTATCTTTTGCTATGTCTTTTAGCTTTTGAAGTTCACTTAAATTAACCTTTACGTGTATTGGAGATACATTATTTTCGAAAAATTCATACTTTACATCTTTACCACTAAGATCCAATATATAATATCCTTTTTGATCTCCGATATCGTGAAAATCCATTTGAAATGGATTACCTGCGTAAATTATTTCTCCGTTTGAATACTTTCGTCGTTGTCTTTTGTGAAAATGACCGGAAAAAATAAGTTTAGACTTTAAGAGTAGATCACAAGATTCGAATCCAAACTCACAAATTTTAAAGCTATTAAAATTAAAGTTTTGAACTTCGAGATGTCCTATTAATAGGTCACAGGCTGGTATTTTTTTAATAGGGGTTCCCCACGGACAAAAGCCAACCTTTTTATTACAAATTGTTTGTATGGTTGGTTTGTCGATAATTGTAATGTTTTTTCTGTTGTTTAATATTGATAATGAGTGTACAGTAGAATTATCTTTATAATAAGCATCGTGATTACCGGGAATCATGACTATGTCAAAATCTTTAAATAAATCTAATACATCATTTGTAAAATGAAGAG